AACTATAGCTACAAGTTTCTTAGGTGTATTGCTAGCATTCGGTCCTATCTTAGTTAGAAAATTCAAAGAAAATCAAGAATTTATAAAAAATATTCCTAATTTATTGAAAGAAAAATTCTTAAATATAGGAAAAGTGCTGGCTGAAGCTACTGATGAATATTTAATAAAACCAATAAAAGAATTATTTTTGGTTGTGATTCCGAGTCTTTGGAATCAACTAATGGAAACAGCAAAGACGTTTATTAGTGATCTAATCGCTGTTCCAATAAGATTATTTAATTCTATAAATGAATATTCAAAAGAATTACAAATAAAAGCATTATCATCTCTGTATAGTGTTGCAGATTCTTTGCCTTTAGGATTAGGAACCGGTGTTAAAAAAGTTATAGCACCTTATATAGACAGTAAAAAGAAAGAGCTAAAAGAGCTTAAACGAAAAAGTAAACCACCACCGGCGCCGCCTCCTCGCCCTCAAGCAGCTGCGACTTCAGTCCCACAGTCAAGAGCACCTGCTTCTACCATTCCTTCAACACCGCCAACAACATCTTCAGTATCTAGTGCTATAGGATCAGCAGAAGCGGGAGGAAGCTATGATATAGCTTTTGGTGATGTCATGGGCCGTGGCGGTAAGATGAGAAATTTGAAAGGTGTTAAAACGGCTGAAGAATTTGCAAATAAAAAATTATCTGAAATGACATTTGAAGAAATTCTTCGTTTTCAAAACGAAAGAGATAATAAAAATAAAGGAACTAGTGCAGTAGGCAAATATCAGTTTATGAAAAGAACTCTTTTCGGTGCTAATATGAAAGGAGGATTAGTCGAACAAGCTGGTTTAACTATGTCTGATAAGTTTAGTCCTGAGAATCAAGAGAAATTACAACAAGTTTTCTTAGGACAGAATGCTGCGATACTAAAGAGATCAGGAGTACCGACAACTCCAGGATATTTGTATATGGCACATTATATAGGCCCATATGGTGCTATAGCTGTGTTTAAAGCAAGTGAAAAAGGAGAAGACATAACAGTTTCACAAGCATTAGTCAATAAAGGTTATGCTGATCCTTCTAAACATAATCCAGAGTTAGCAAAAATAAGAGTAAGCCAACTAGAAGAAATATTATCTGGTAGAATGTCTAAACATGGAGCTACTGAAAATATTGTAGAAGCTGTCCCAGAAAAGAAACAAGATGTACCACAAATAGCTGCATCAGTTAATCCAGAACAACCAGAAGGATTAGCAAGCGCACCAGCTGCTCCTCTTTCAGCATCTGGAAAATCAATAAATTCTGTATTTGATGTTCAATCGGGAGTAGACGTTTCAGGATTGCATCCTTCTTTCGTAAGAGCTGCAGTTGCTATGGGACAAGATTTCTTAGAAAAAACTGGTCAAAAGCTCTTAATTACATCTGGATACAGAGACAATGCTAAACAAAAATCTTTGTGGGATGCTAAAGTAGCTGAATTAGGAGGGAATGAACAAGCTGCTAGAAAATGGGTAGCTGAGCCTATGGCACCTTTAGGTAAAGGTCGAGGCAGCTTCCATATGAAAGGATTAGCTTTAGACATCAATACTAAAGGTGCTAGAGGAATAAATGTCTTAGCTGGATCTAGATCTAAATCAACTGGATGGCTGGAATCATTCGGTTTAACACGACCAGTTCCAGGAGAAGATTGGCACGTACAACCATCAGCAACACCACCAACACCAGATAATCCATTAGCTCCTGGTGCACCTATTCAAGTTGCTGATAAAGATGCTAATGCAATTAACTTAGCTACTGGTGAAAAGAAATCTAAACCAGCTGCAACACAAGTTGCAAGCACATCGGCAACTGGTGAAAGCATTGGTAAAAATTCAATGGAAGCAAAGATAGAGCCATCAATGAGAATAGCAAGTAAATCACCTGCTGTAGTGCCAGTTGTAGTACCAGGATCTAAATCTTCTGCCGCTTCGGCACAAACAAAAGTTAATACCGAAGCGGTTTTAGGAGAATATAGACTTATGCTAGGGACAGCTTAATCTTCTTCAGCCAACTTCTTAAAGAAGTCTAGACCCTCTTCATCGTCTTCGCTAAACACTTCCTCTGCAGGTTTTGTCTGCTTCGACTTGAATACTGGTGCTTCCATCTGAAGATCAGCCGTTTCTGCTGATTCGCTAATCTTAGCACGTTCTTCAAACTGGTTTACATTCCACCCAAGAACACGATGTAGTCTTGCCTTGAGTTCATCATAAGACTTAAAGTTAGATGGTTCAAGGAAAGCCTTGAGTGAGTGTTCCTGCTTCCAAACTCTTTCGAGCTCTTCATCGTCATCTAGCAAAGGAGACTTAGAATCAAATTCAGACTTGTCATAGTTTCTGTAGCCTTCAACTTGACGAATCTTTAGCTTGAAGTTGGAACCTTCCCAGAAGTCAAAAGGATTGATCGGCTCTTCGTCTTGGAACTGAGGAGTCATTAGATCATTGAGCTTATCAAAGATCTTCTTACCGTACTGGTATAGAAACACCTTGCCTTCATTCTGAGGATTAGCTGGGTCCTTGACTACATAGATATTGCTAATGTAGTGGAGACGGCGCTTCTGCTTACGAACAGTTTCCTTATTCTCCTCTAGTCCGGAATTCCAAAGCTGAGTGTTGTATTCGGAGACAGGATCCTTCTGACCAAGAGTGGTTAGAGATTTTTCGATGTACCAACCACCGGGGCCTTGAAAACCATGATCCCAGATTCGTACAAACGGAGTGTCTTCATTTTCAGGAGCTGGGAGAAAGCGAATTACTGCGTAGCCATTTCCTGCCTTATCAGTTTCTGGCTTCCAGAAACGAGTGTCATCTTTGGATTCATACGAACCCTTATTAATTTCGTTAGCTAGCTTTTGGAATTGATTCTGACGATTGTTTTTAAGTTGTGCAAAAGATGTTGTCATTCGTATTACCTCGTATTACAGTGTATTGCAGCGTATGTGTATATTTACTTATGTGTAGATATTCTCTATTCACAAAATATCCATTCTAGAGTGAATATCACAGACTTATTTATTCTATCAAATATAGAATAATAATTACATAGTGAATCTGCTTTTGAGCACATTAACGTATGTTTTTTTATCAAACTTTAGAAAAGACTTATACTTAAGACACTTTCTGTAGATGTCAGGCCAAACCACAGTGTCTTGTATTGACTTGTTCCAATGATTGAAAATATTTATGATGTTGTCAATGATGATGAGAGTTTCTAGGCATATCTCTTTTCTTAGTAAAAGAAGAAGAGCTAATGGATACTCTCCATTATTTGATTTAAAATTAATATTCATATCATCATCAAGCTTAGATATGTCATTTTCAAAAACATAAGATAAAGATTCCTGACGCTTAAGCCAGTTGATATAGATCTCTTCTGATTCAGAAGACAACAGATCACCTATCCATGTTTTACCATCATTGAGCATATTAGCGATCAAGTAACCTTCTACATCTTTCTTCTTAGAAAGCTTATAGAACATGTACTTGTCTTTTCGTACATCAAATGATGTACTTTTTACATTCACCTTTCCATTATATTTAAAATAATCATAGCTATCACTTGTAAAGTGATGCTTTAATGCTAGGTATTTTTTATACGCGTCGAATGGTTCCATCATCATATAGGAAGTTTAGCACTCTTAGTCATGTAGTTTTTTTCTTCAGCAGCTAATTGAATTTTAGCTTTAATCTTGCTTGAGCTTTTTACTAAAGAAGCAGCTGTTTCAATTTCAAGATTATTCTTTTCACAATAGTATACAACAGCATCTATATAATCAAGTTGAAAATCATTAACTAATAAGTCGATGTCTTTTATGAAATCTTGAACAGATTTTACGGAATTGATTTTAATTTTTTTCATAGTTTGTAAAATATATGTTTTCCTATGGATGCTGTTTTTTCAACACCTATATTTGAGAAAGGATTAGAAAGTCTTTGATGATGAAAAAAAGTAGCTCCTTTAGTATTGTCTTCTATAAGTTCATAGTTAATGATTACGTATTCTGCTATTTTCTTGCTTTCATAATAAGTTTTCCAGTAATTGATCTTCTTAGATGAAGAGCATACCCAAGAAAATTGGCATTTCAATCTAGTTCTCTGGTACACCACTTCACAGATAGTATCTGGAAAGCGCTTATGATTTAAGCGATTTAATGTAACAAGTGCTACTGCTATTTTACCATCGTCTGGTTCACCACTAGCTTCAAAATAAATGTTATCTGTTAAACACTTTATCTGTTTTTCATTAATTATTTTTTTATAAGGTTGGTATCCTAATACTTCTTGCTTTGAAAACAAGTAAGGTATATTATAGTTCATTAACGTTTGATCTTGCGCCCAAACTGGCATGCATAAAAGAATACCAATGATTATTTTCTTTAACATTTTTATCTCCTTATTTAAGGGAGAGGACTACGTCCTGTTATTGATTTTGTCTTCCCATGCTATAATTTTCCTGAATCTTTATTTCTGGATTCTGGAAAGTCCAACATTCTCCAGTTTTATCGATGAAGACAACCCATTCTAGATGGTGTTCTTGCGAACGATCTATTAAAAAGTGTGCCCAGCCTTTTCCTTTTGGTGTGATTAGCGGAAGTGGAGGATTCAATTGTATCATAATATGACCTACTATTTTTAATAGGGCACCCTACTATTTATATGTGGTGCTGGAGGAGGGATTCGAACCCCCGACCTGATGATTACAAATCAACTGCTCTACCAACTGAGCTACACCAGCATTTATAGTATATTAAACAATGTATCTATTTAAGTACATAGCTTCTGATAAAGCTTTTCACTTATATTAAAAGCTTGCTTTTCCCATGGCAGGTTGATATATTCATAATAGCTTTGAGTATCTTCATACACCTTTTTTTTCCACTTCACATTACCATTATAACAGTCTTTGAGTTCGTTCAATAAGTATTGTTTAACATGCACCAATTCATGAAGTAACGTTTGTCTGAATACTTTTTTTGAAACTTTATCATTCAACACAATTGAAAATCGTTTTGGATTATTCATCTGATCTGTCCAAGAACACAAGCCATAAGCTTTCTCATCATTTGTTTCTTGGTTATCTATTTTTATAGAAATGTATACTTTACTCAGTAGTTTTTTTCTATTCTTAAACATATATTCAAGAGCACGAGTCGATAACGCTCGTATTTCATTTCTTAATGCCTCATCTGAACACTTATAAACTTTAATGTTCATGAGTATCTACCCTTGATAAGTTTTAAATATCTTTCTTACTTTATCTTTATAATGAGATGTGGATTTAATAAAATATTGAGGTCGATCACCCTCAACTGCTATTAGAATTATGATTTTTGGAACTTCAATATTCTTAAGTTCTTCAATCATTAAACAATATGTTGTTGCTTGAAGAAAATAACTTTCAATGTCTTTTTCATCTTTTCGACGACTAGACGTCTTGAAGTCAAGTATAGCGTTCTTTCCTCCTACTTGGCAAAAGAGGTCGGTTCTTCCAGCAGTTTTTAGATCATGTGAATATAGAGGTATCTCATTGCCATATACTATATCTACCATATCTATATATTTCTGTATAGATTTAAACATTTCTAATGTCAATGGCATTTGCTTGTCAGCGAATGATTCATCATTGAGCATATATTTTTCACACATAGTATGGAGTCTAGTACCACGTGTTGCCGCATGATTAGAAATTTTATTAGCTTTTTCTTCTCCTACTTTCTTTCTCCATTCATACAACCATCTCTTATCAGATGCGCTTCCGAGAACAGTTGTAACCGATGGATACTTTTCTCCAGTAGGAGTTAAGTAAAACCTCTTATTATCTTCAATAAAAGATTCCAGCTCAAGGAACTCCATTTCCTCTCGCTGAAAAAATTTATTACGTAAAGCCACGCTTATGTTTTGCAATTATATATTCCTTCACTAAACCAGATCTTACTATATCTTCGATTTCAAATTCAACATGAGAGAATCCTTTCATATCATCGAGTATGTTTATGAAAGACATTAAACCATTTTTTTCATTATAATTTAGATCAGACTGTCGATAATCTCCGCACATCATCATCCTGCAATTATCACCTAAACGAGTTATAACTGAGTCGAGTTCATGAAAAGTCATGTTATTGACTTCGTCAACTATAACTATAGTGTCATAGAAAGTATTACCACGAATAAATGAAGTAGTAGTAAAATCAATTATTCGCTTGGTTTTGAGTATTTCATATGCATCTCCTCTTCCAAACAAATCGGTGCAAATTGTTTGGTAAGGTATTTCATATACTTTTGTTTTATCTTTTACAGAACCAGGGAGAAATCCAATATCCCTAGTAGGAACCGCGCTTCTAACAATAACTATGCTTTTATAATGAGAATTGTTTTCAAGTATTTCTCTAAGAGCTAAATACAATGAAATATACGATTTTCCAGTTCCAGCTAATCCATGGAGCAATAAATTGCTGCCGCCGTTCCATGATTTAAAAGCTTTTCTTTGATTATCTGTGAGTGGATTTATTCGTTTAAGATTTAAATGATTTCTGCTGATCTCTTCTTGTTTTTGTTGTTGCTTATGACGTTTTTTGTTTATTTTTTTCTCAAAACGTATTAATTGTGCTTCTTCTATGTGCCCGTTTAATATCTTTGAGTTTGTCTCTAAAAGCATCGTCCGGTTTCCTTAATCCTATTCTTATCGGATCTACCACTCCGATAGAACTGGTGTGTACTTGTTGAAGATTTGGATTTTGCTCAAGGTATTCATCTTTTAAACTAATAGATTTAAAAAATTTGTCGAACACCTCCTGAGTTTCTTTGTTTTGAAAAGAATACGTTGGCATCTTAATCTTCCTCAGAATACTTAATAAGGTCCAAAAGATTCTTAGATCTTAAAGCATTATGAATAAATTTTTCTTTACGGTTTCTATTAATCTTATGAGCGTTTTTTGGTTTCTTATCTAGAAAATCTTGATCTTTATTATAACGCTGCTCTTTATACGACTTACTCATTGCTATCCTCTTCAAATATCCAAATCAGGAAAAGCTTGACGAACTATGGTTTTATTTATTCCGGTGAAAGCACTTTTTTTATCTTTCATTGCTAGCAACAACTTAGCATCTTTTGGATCTATTGATTCCAACATCTGAATAAACAAAGTTTCTCTTCTTAAGTTTGTTAAATTATTATTGCCGCCTTCAATAAATAAATAAAGCTTTCTTAAATCGGTTAAGAATCTTCCTTCTATATCTAGGAATTCACATGGCTTATAAGGTGGATCGCCTTCTGGTAGAAGCCATTTAATATTTTTATCATAGATATATTTGAAAATAATCTTAAATGATTCGGCGAATCTATGAGAAGATAAAGCTTGCGCTTTTTCTTTATTTGAAGAAAGTTCTGATATTTCTTTAAGGAGAACGTATAAACACTTAGTCATTTCATAACCTCAAAAGTCATTAATCGATTCCATCAATACTTTTAATTTATTTTTAATAAAATAATTAAATAATTTTGATTTATCTTTTCCGGATTGTAATTCAAACTCATGCATTATTTTATCTTTAATAGACTGCGGAGTCATTGATAGATCAATTAAAACTTCATTTCTTTTATAGTTACGAAGCATTTCTTCATTACAAAATTCTTCTGGTTTCTTTTGTATCCATTCGGATAAATTTTTCTTTGTTACCGGTTTTTGCCTAATTGAGTCCACAAAGCTATTATCTGGTGAAAGGAAATTTGGTATCCCATCACCTACATCGCCCTTTAGTATATGTTCTTTCATGAACATCTTTGGGTTATCATTGAATATATACTTTTTATTTATAGGATCGAATTGCTTAACATGAACTGAACTATTATAAGATTGTAGTTGAATAAAATCTTTATCACCTGACAAGATTAAAATGTGTTCTTTTTTAGGAAGTATTTTATTTGAATATTCACACACTATAGTACCAATGATATCATCTGCTTCAGCATGATCTAGATGAATAACTCTATAAGGAAATACTTCTTTTAACTCTTCACGAACGGTATTCAAATTTGTAAAAATTAGACCCCAATCAATATCTGATGTTTCTCGACTCTTTCTACGATTGGCTTTATAGAATGGAAAAACATCTTTTCTCCAACTACGTTTTCCATCAGTAGCGATTACTAGTTCACCAAATTCTACACCAAATTTTTTATAAAGAGATCTAATTGTATTGAGAGTTGTAGATCTAAACAGATCTAACTCGATGGGTGTTTTACCTAGATGCTTACCATAAAGGGCCATTATGTTAGCAATCATAACTTGATTCAAATCAAGGATAATCATTATATTCTCCGAAATTAATCTTCTATAGTTTCTTCATCTAAAAATACGAGCTGTTCATCGATCATAGCTTGAATAGGATATTCAATTTCATCATAACGCAATAGAATCGATTTAATAGTGGTCATCAGAAAGGCAATGTCTTTTGTATTACTAATATGATATCCATTATCAATCATGATTCTAACATTTTCTTTTGTCATCTCTTCTGCTAAAACATCAGCAATTTCCATACGTGACAATTTAATTTTTGTTTTAAGTTCTTCAACTGTTTGCGGAGGAACGTCATGCTTTAGCCTAGGAAAGACAACGATGTTATCTTTAAGTTTTCCTTCTTTTGTCTTTGACATGAAAGCTCCTATCTAATTACTCTTAAAAGAATTGTATCATCGTTAATTCGTCCATTCACTTCAACGGGTTTTGTTGTTAGTTCAGACATTAATTTCTTTAATACAATCTTCCCTCCGTCCAAAACTTTTTGAATTGTTTCAACCGGTTTACGAACTTTCTTTTTGATCGATGCATCTGGATCAAAGTTTTGAATAGTTGTACCTTTAATACTAAACCCGGCAGGGCCTAGTGAATTAAATAAAGTTAACTGATTCAACTTTGTATTAAAAACCCAAAGTTGATGTGCGCCAATAATCATTTGTGGATCAATGGATTTAATCTTTAACTTATTAAACTCTTTTTGAAACTTTAGATTATTTATCTGTTTTTCAACAGATACTGGTTTCTTTTTCTTTGGATTTCTTGGCTTAGATGTTTTTACGTTACCGATGTATCTTTCAATGTCTGAGATAAGGTTTGACAATCCATCATATATTTGTTTCTTACGCTGCTTACTGAGATAAGCATAACCTTCATTCAAACAATCATCGTTTCCTTCTAACATCTCTTCAAATTCATCAAAATAGCTTCTCTTAATCATTGAGAGAATATGATTACAGATCTGAGAATTAAGTTGTTCTCTTTGCAAATAGTCATACAAAGAAAAATTGATTTTACTAGTTTTATTGAAATACCAATCATCAATTATTTCTTCAAGAACCATCATATGTTTTTGAGCTATCGCACGGATTCTTTCTTGAATTGAAACCACGTTATCATTAGATTTGACTTCTTCTTTTACTTCGGACTTATTACCCAATAATGATGATAGTCTATCAGATATAATGTTTTCTAGTTCTCCAGAAAACGTAGTTCCATTAGCTGACATTCTACAAAGTGCCGAGGTAGTCTTCTTAACAGAATCATAAGATAAAGAAAGAACATGATTAACTTGTTCTTTATTATAACTGTTCTTTTTCATATAGTCAGAAAGCCATCTATTGCAGTCTTTTTCATCTGACATATACGAATACCAATTTAAAGACGGTATTAGATCACCATCTGTTTTAGATGATATGTCTTTCTTAACAATTGGTTCATGACCATATAGCTTTACTGCTATAATTTTTTCATCGGTTTTCATTAGATTATCTTTTTCTTTTTAAGAATAGAAGTTAAGAATGTTTCCCATTCATTTACACGACGATCCCAATTATATACAGCATCAATATAGGATTTTGTTGAGTCTAAAGAACTAACTAAATGATGATTTTGTACATTAACAATCGCCCTATCCAATTCATTATATAATGCTAACGTATGATCTCTCGTGTCTTCTTGGTATTGGTACATCCATGTTAGATTTGATCCAGTTTCATATAGCGCGCCATAGTTAGGATGGATACACAAGCACCTAGCACTCATTGCTTCAATCAAAGCAATACAAGATGTCTCTAGCCAAATTGATGGATAAGCAAATATGTGTGCTTCTTGTAAAGCTTTTCTAACAACATCGTTACTTTGAAAGCCATGATAATTAATATTTGGATGTTCTTTACAAAGATCAAATAAAGCTTTATAAGGTTCATCTCTTTGTTCCCATCCATAAATCTTAAAGCTTGAGAACACGTCAAGTTCAATGTTATTATACTTTTCTGCCAATTTTATGAACACTGGAACAAGTATCTGCAACCCACGATGAGGAGTCGTATGATAAATCAATTTAATTTTATCGTACTTCTTTTCAATTGATGGAATAGGTTCTATAGCATTCTGAATCACAGTACACTTATACCAAGGAATTTTATAATAATTAATGTAAGCTTGCATTTGCCAATTTGATACAAACACAAGCTTTTCAAATTTAGTGTATCCTCCTGACTTCAAATGATCTGATTCTGGATCACCCGGCAAATCATGCAACCAATAGATAGGAATAAGCTTTGGGTCTATATCTCTAACGCGCGAGCAGATGATCTGAAACTTGTCAAGGATTTCCGGATTAAGTTTTTGACCAAGAGCGAACTTCATTCTTTCAGTTCCACCCATCGCATTTTTAGAAACTTCATCTATTGCAATTGGCATTTTTTATTCCTCAAAGTAAAGAGGGGCCGAAGCCCCTCTTCTTATCACCTTAGACGTGATTTGTTAGAGCTCGATAACCAGCAGCGATTAGTTCGCGTGTTGGACGACCTAGACGATAAAATGATTCCGTGTTCTTACGACGGTTGAAATAAATCGAATGGCCTTCCTGACGAAGGAAAGTAATAGCTGCCGTAGGATTCTTCAAACCATAGCGAGAAGAAATCTGACGGCTGGTCAAACGAGCACCGCTCTCAAGAGCATTGAGAAGCTTTTCAGTCTTAGACATAAAATAATCTCCAACATTAAAAATCTAGTGATGGTCACTAGCACCCTTCAACTATGCTATAGTACTATATAGCATAAAATAAGTACACTACATTCGACGATTACGTGTTCCAATTGTTTTTACGTCAATGTCGTCAGTGATGTACTGATACCCACCTTTGTTATACATCTGTGCAATCCTCTTACTCTTAGCTAAGATAGCTTCTCGAACATGTTCTGGTTCGCGATTAAGATTAATAGGGTCCATGATAGATGTACGCCCACACACGTTGGACTCAGTAGATTCTATTGATTTGATATGTTTAGTAGTTCTATAGTCAGAAGCATTTGGCTTATATTCATAAAAGTTACGAGTATAAGATTTAGCCTTTAACGAAGTGACCTCGGGCATCTTGTTCTGAGATCGCCACTCATTGTATTCTTTGAGCTGGGCTTTCTGTGCCTTAGTCATTTTAGTTTTTTTACGAGAACTGTTTGCAAAAATTTGAATCATCATGGTTCTTTCCTCAAATATTCAAACGTTTCTTTCCAATTCTTGACTGTTTGTACATTATATCTTTTATTTTTAATATTGTACATAGCCTGAGCTAAAGGTTTATCATTTCCTAAGGTGTGTGTTTCATTAGCTATGAAATTAATGTATTGCTGTTCATCAAAATATTTTAGAATCTGAGATTTATCTTTTCCTCTTTCACATATATCAATACTGGTTTCGCCAGATATAAAAGCAATCAAAGCAGGAAATTTTTCATTTATATATTCTACGATCTTTCTTCTTTCTTTAGAAGTTTTATCCCATGCTGTATATCGATGTCTGTCTTCTTTTGAAGCAGACTTACCTACAACAGAAAAGCTTATTAAACCGGTCCTGTATTCTATGTTAGGACCTGTTCTTATCTTAAACTCACTGTTTTTAAGTACGTCCGACAGATATGACATAAGATCTGTCGGAGGCCTCCAGTTACTAAGTACAGCTTCTTTCCCATTCATCCAAATAGAATTACCACCAGAAGTAAATAAAGCTTTACAGCTACTTAACAAGCGATTACCTAGCCTTGGAAGAATGTTTTGGTATGTGTTGTTGGTGCAAAGATATACATCTCTCTTAGGAATCCAACTTTCAAGCCAATGCATAAAGTGAGAGTCTATAGCTTCATTGGGATCAGTCAGTGTTCCATCTACATCAAAGATATATACAGTTTTCATTTTAAGTCATCGTAATATAGTGTTGACACGTATTGCCCATCGAGATTATAGCCGCAAGCTTTCAAGAACAATGTAAAAGATTCAAATACTTGATTTAGATTTGAATGTGCTGGGATTACATACTCAATATCATCTTCAATTACCTTAGAAAATGTTGAATCTTTAATAATAAATTTTTTCATGTTATTAATCCCATAGGTTTCTATAGTATTTACCAAACAATTCATATCCCTCTTGCATACGCTCGATGTGTTTAGCCGATCCTTCTTCATCGTATTTGTATGTATTATTAGGACCGTATTCGACTTTCATTAGATTAGTTTCTTCATCTTTTACAAAAGTAAAATCTAATTTCCCAGATTGGAACTGTGCTTCCCAATCTGTATTAACCTGTTCAAATGACCAAATCATTTTGTCAAGAATCTTTTTCCATTCTTCGTGGCCACAGTCCCATGCTAATTTATCTCCTTCTGCATAGAAAGGAAAACAATATTGAGATGAACCTTCTGAAGTTTGTTCAAATGGTGTCAGCATTGCAGAACTATGGGAGGTATTTCTCAATTGTTTTAGCATCGGAACAATAATCAACGCTAAAGTTGAATCCACATTCCAAGTGTCGTACTTGTGTATATGAATTTTAACTTTACGATCTCTTTTGGAATCAATCCATTCGCATAGTTTAGACAACCATGAATCGTGGTTTTTACCAGCTAAGAGTTTAGCAATTTTTTCATGAAGTTTATAGTCCCAACGTTCAAGCAGATTTTCTTCGGCATATTTGTTTTGCCAAAAAAATAACATATCCATAATTTGATATGGACCAATATAATTTTTATAAGGACCGATATAAACTTTCATATTTCTACCTATAATAATTGGTGGTAGGAGCGCCGGGACTCGAACCCGAAATTGGCAGATTAAAAGTCTGCTGTGATACCATTTCACCACACTCCCTCATTTTATTTTTTCTATAATTTCATTGATGTAATCTTTTTTATTACAGATTTTTTTGTAATCGGACCACTTTATTCTTATAACAGACCATCCATTACATTCTAAATATGAGTCTCTTCTTTTATCACTTTCAACAATTCTTTTATCGAGATGGTGTTGATCTCCATCAATTTCTAAATCTACTTTTTTATCAACTATAGCAAAGTCTAAACTATACAGTCCTATAGGATATTCTTCTATAAATTCTATATTATGCGATTCTAGAATAATTTTCCAATATTGTTCAGCGTACGACTTTCCTTTAGAATAGTGGTTTAATTTATAAGGAACTTTATCAGGATTCTCTTCTAAAAATTTTAGTCTTTTGTCTCTAATTTTATTTTTAGTTTCTTCCGTATGAGATCTTCCTTTAAATGTTCCTTCTTTACCTTTATTCCAAGCATCAGGTGGGTCATGACCTAACTCTTTAGCCTTAGTAAACTGATTTGTGCCTTTTCCTTTTCGTGCATGCATCGCCGCATACCATTTATCGCTTTTCATAAAAACCTCTATATTAAGTATAGAGTTATTTATAAAGCAACGAATTTAGTCCACTGCTCTACCAACTGAGCTAACGGTCCATTATTCATGGCAGGGATATAAGGACTCGAACCTCAACTAACAGAGTCAAAGTCTGCTGTGCTGCCATTACACCATATCCCTTTAATTGGTGGGCCCTGAGGGACTTGAACCCCCGACCTGATGATTACAAATCAACGCTCTACCAACTGAGCTAAAGGCCCTGTTAAATTGGTGCCCCAGGATGGATTTGAACCATCGACCGCACGGATATAAGCCGTATGCTCTTACCACTGAGCTACCGGGGCGTTATTCATTAAACGTATCTTGTGATTGATCATAAGACATATGCTGTTCTTCAATAACTGGAAGATTTCTAATTTTCTTAATTAGATGTTGAGGTCCAAATAGTTTTTTTTGTCTTTCATAATCTCTATGCTTATCTACCCACGCATTTACATTTTCAATAAACAAATCGTAATCTCGTTGAGTATATGTTCCTTTATTTAGGAGCTTAAAAGCATTTTCAATAAATGCCTTAGCTGATTGCTCAATCCTCTCTAAAGTCCAAACTCGAGATTCATCTAATGTTATTGTTATAAAATTATCGCCCATTACGTTATCATTTAAATTTGGTACCTCGAGCCGGACTCGAACCGGCACGGATTTCTCCGAGGGATTTTAAGTCCCTTGTGTCTACCTATTCCACCACCGAGGCGTACTGTTTGGCCTGCCCAGAGGGATTCGAACCCCCGACCAACAGCTTAGAAGGCTGTTGCTCTATCCAACTGAGCTATGGGCAGATAGGTATATAATATCTAATTTAAAAAAATATGTACATTAGAATTT